AACCTCGTCTAAGTGGTCCAGCTTCTCAAGGATCTTGACAAGGGTTTCCCCATGCTCAAGTTGCTTGGCGTAAATTGCTTGCTGGGTAATGCGTACCCCAGTTGTTTCCTCAGCCATTATGCGGTGATAGCTGCGATTTCAGCGTCAGTTAGACCCAGAGCTTTTAGCTTGGCATTAGCAGAGGCTTTAGCTGTTTCTTTTGCTTCCTCGGCAGCTAGGCGTGTTGCTTCTTGAGCTTCGTAAGCTAGGCGGTCAGTTTCTCGCTGTGCTAGTTCCTCGGCTGTTAGAGGTACTTCTGTTGCTTCGCCTGTTGAGCAGTCCACTACTAGCTTTGTGATTACTTCTGTCATTTTCTTTTCTTTCTTGTTAGCTTGTTGTTACGATTCCGTCAGAGCCTTTTAGTACGCCGTAAAGTGAGAAGGTTGAGCCAACCATAAAGTTTGCCGAACCCTCAGAGAATCCTTGGATAGAAGTTATTGCTGTCGTGTTTGTGTACAGTCCAGCATAGACAAACTGGTATGCCTCTGTTGCGTTGTTTTCTCCGACTGCGTCAATAGAAACAGATTTGTTTGTTGAGCCTGTGTAGTTAGCTATGTAGATAGAGCCGTTCGAGAATGTGTTAGAAGTAGCGTTATTCCCCACACCTACGTCAGTCTTGAAGGAAACATCATTATTCGTGTTTTCAGTTCCAACAGAGCTTCCGCTACCATACAATCCTCGCCAACTGTAATTGGCTCCAGTATTGCCATTGAACCTAAGTCTTAGTTGGTCAAAGACTGCTGCTCTTGTTGTTCGGTAATTAGTTACTAACACTAAGTCTGTGAATGTTTGAGGGATTGAAGTAAACTCGATTGTAGGTGTTGCCGTTCCTACTGTGACTGTCTGTATAAGTTTCATTAGGCGATTACTCCGTAAAGGTCAATTCTGGTTGTGGCAGCGAACTGATTGGCAGAAGTAAAAAATCCTAATGAAGTAATGGCTGAGGTATTTGCCCATCTGCCAGCGTGAGCTTCTACTGACGTGATTGTTGGTAAGGCGTAGCCTGTTCTAAGTAGCACAGTTTTATGTTTGTCGGTAGCCGAATAATCCATAATGTTCCACATTCCTTTGTACCTGTGAACCGTTTGCACAGTCGACCAAGAACCATAAAACGATGTTGCTGTAGCGTCATTGCCACTATTTGCTGTGCTTTCTCCCCTCATCATTACTTGAGGGTAATTTGCCCCAGTATCGCCGTTGAGTCTTAAACCAAACCCCCCAGCTCCAGTTAAAGCACCATCTACAACGACAATCAAATCCCTATAAGTTGCTGGAATAGAAGAAAAGGTAACAGAGCTAACGGCTGTGCCTAGAGTCACATTAGCTAGAGGTGTATAAGTAGCAGTTGGCATTGTTATCCCCTTATTCCGTAGATACTGAAGCGAGAGTTAGCAGCAAGGTTGCCGTTCTGTCCGATAAGTTCAACGCTTGTAAGTGATGCTGTACTCATCCAGAGAGTTGAATGTAGGGCTATCCAAGAACTCGTAAATCCGTTGAGGCTTCTTATTGTTTTATTTTTGCTTGTTGAGTAAGGGTCAAGAATGTCAATAACCGCTCCGTTGAAAATGTTTGCTGTTGCGGAAGCTGCTGGGATTGCTGAGATTTGCGGAGTAGAAGTAGATGTAGCACCCGTAGAGCTAACGCCACTTCCATTTCCCAAAACTCTATGCCAAGCGTAGTTTCCAGTTGAATCGGCATTTAGCCTAATTGTAAGTTGGTCATCAGCAGCAGCCCTAGCACTTCGAGCAGCGTATCTAATCTGTAAATGCTTATAGGTAGATGAGTAATCCCCTAAGTTGCTGAAGGTAATAGAAGCCTGATTGCTACCTAAAATGTTAGTTTCAATAAGCTCATAATCACTAGCAGCAACCCCACCTGCCCCTGCTGCTGAAAGAATACCTAAAGGAAACCCCAGCATTTCTAGACAGCCTCGGCGTTCCCAATGATTCTGTAAGCGTTAGTACCCACACAGACAACAGATACAGCGTCATAACGCTGACCAATGCGGTAAGCGGTTCCAGCGGTTCCTCGACCTGCAAGGCTAACGACTGTGCCATCCCTGGTGATCGTGACAGTTCCGGCACCATCCTGCAAGATGTCAATACGCTCGCCAGCCTCAAAAGCTGTGCCAGTTCCAAAGGTGACTGTTGAGTTGGCTGTGCCACTCATCACTAGGGTCTTGTAGCGATCAGCGGTTGCCACAGTTAGAGTTGTGGCTGTTGAGCTGGTAAGTGTGACCTCGTTGGAGAGATACAGGTTTACATCAGCGGCTGCTAGGACTTCACCAGCGGTAAAGGTTTTTCTTGGCATAGGGTTCCTTTGTTGTTGTTTTTAGTTTACTACTCGTAGGCAAGGCGGTCATTGTCTAGCTGGCCCAGCACAGCGTCATCAAGGATAAAGATGGCAAAGTCAAGGCGTTCTAGGGCAAAGCTAATGTTCTTGCTACCTGGGTTCCAGTCATGGTTGATACCGATAATCCGGCAATACTGCTCAATGGCTGGGGGTATGTCAGAAGGCTCAAACCTGACCAGCACAATGTCGCCAATCTCAAGATCCAGCACCTTGTCCTGATTGACAGTTGTAAGGGTGTCTAGAACAACAGTGACAGTCTGGAAGCGATACTGTGGCTCTTTGTATCTGGCAAGCAAAAAGTCGGCAAGGAACTGTAGCTGGCTAGGGTCTTGGATAAGTAGCCCTGACTGGTTTAGGACTCGTGGGCCGTAAAGGGCTTGTGAGTCTGCATCCTCGGCAAAGGCTTGCTCAGGGAATAGGTCAGCGTTTTCAAGGGTAATTCGGTTGTAAAGGTTTTCTGAGCCGTAGACAATGTTGACATCAGCAAACTGAATACCTTGGTAAACACCTGCAACAACCTCATCGGTGAATACAAGGTCAGGGGTGTTAGGTACAGCGTTTCGCTCTCGATAGGTAATCTTGCCGTCTTTGGCTAGGAACAGTGTGCCGAACTCTGAGTTGGCAACTAGCTGTAGGTATTCAAGGGTGCCTGTGCCCTCAGCAACATCCGTATCTAGCATGACTGAGTTTCCAGCGTCAATGTCACGAGCATTGGCTGGCCAGTCAACTTCTGGTCTGTCTAGGACTGTGTTGATTCTGGCACCGGACAACTCTGAGTCTGGGGTGAACTCATCAAGGGCTGAGTTAGTCAGGACCGAGAAGGCATCTGATACAGAGATCTGCACAACCGACTGCTTGCCTGGCTCATACTGAATGTCAAAATCGTCAATGAAGCCAACAAAGACTGGGTAGTCATTGCTAGAGATGATGACAGTTCGGCGAGGAACTAGCTGGCCGTAATAAGGTCCGTCAACATACAGAGGGTCAAACCGTCTGTCTGAGTTGTCAACAGTGATAGAAACCACACCAGCGTCAATGCGATCTAAAGCTTCGTTCTTGCCTCGCCTTACCTGGCAGGTGACAAGTCTGTCAGTGATGTCAAATAGCCTTGTGCCGCCGAGTGTGAACTCTGTGTTGTCAAGCACACCCCTTGTGCTGCTGTCCAAAACAAAAGCAAAAGGATCTCTCTGGCCAAGGTCAAGACCTAGCTCAAGCTTGACTGATGGGGCTGGCACTATGCACCCTGCCAAACAGCACCAGAGGTACGCTCATAAGCCTTGATAGCGTCAACAATGGCCTTACCGATAGTCGAGCCTGAGCCAACACCGCCGTCAACATTTATGTTGTAGACAGTCTGCTGTGCCTCTCGGTTGAACAGAGCGTTAGTTCCTGTTTCTGCTATCTGGCTAGATAGGGCACCAAACTCTGAGTAGCCAGCGTTGATAGCTGAAAGGGCACCTGCTCCACCCATCACAAGGCTTTCAGCCAATTTGGCACCTGCCATCGGACCAGCGGAGATGACTTGTTGTAGCAGTGCAGGGTTTAGTCCCATGCCTGAAAGCTTGCTCACATTGGCAGCGAAGGCCCTAAGCCTAACAAGTAACTTGTCCATGTTGCGAGTAATAGCATTTGTAGAACCACCTAATTGAGGCAAGTCAAAGGCACCAAGAATTGCGTTTTTGATTCCTGCAAAGGTGTTTTTTACCGACTCAAGGAATGAGTTGTAAACACGCTCACGCTCAGCAAGTGCAGCAGCCTCGGCAGCCTGAGCAGCCTTTTGAGCAGCGATTAGGTCAGAAGCAGCTTGAGCAGCGGCAGAAGCATCTCTGGCAGCATTCTCAGCAGCAACCCTATTTACTTCCCCGATTGTTCCTGCAAACCTAGTGTTTGCCTTGTTTACAATTTTCTCTCGTCTTTCCGCAGAAGCTTTGGTGACCTTAGTAATAAGTTCGTTAGCTTGTCTTAGGCCACCTTTGGTACTAAGCATTCCGTCAATGTAGCCTTGAGCAAAATTGAAGCCTTGCAGTGTACCCTGAGCAGTTGCTTTTTTGATGCCAAAAGTAATTGTTTGCTCAAATGTTTTAGAAGCTGATGCACCGCCAGTTGTAGGAGTTGGAGTTGGAGTTGCATTTTTGAGAATCTCATTAGCGTCAAACTCAGCCTTTTTAGCATCAAAAGCTCCACCACCAAATGAGCTTGCTACCTGTCCTGCAGTTTGTCGAATTAGTGTGTATGTAGTGGTTATCTCTTTAGGTATATTGTCTAGCTGTGTTTTGAGGACTGCCGCCTTACCACCTGCATACTCCAACTTACCTGCAAAGGTTGCAATACCTGATGCCGACTTACCAGCCCATTTTTCTGTGTTAGTAAAAGCTGCGACTAAAAGAGCAAGGCCTGAAATGATTGCAACAATAGGAATCAGTCTTAGGGCTGCTGAGAAAATTGTTGTTGCGGTTGTAGCTAGTTTTGTACCCTGCGTGACTTGAGCTAAAGACCACTTGTAAAGATCATTGGCAACTCTGGCAAATCCAATAACAACAGTCAGTGTTTTGTAGGCTGTATTTAGTGCAAACAAAACACCAATGGTTTTAGTAATTTGTTCGATGTTTGTGACAACCGTAGTTGTAAAATCAGCCACTGCGGTTATGACAGATTTCCAGTCAACTGCCTTTACAGCATCACTTAGCTTTTGCCCAAACTCGGTTGCAAGCTCTCTAACTGTTGGCATAATGCCTTCAAGCACTGGCAAAAGCTGTGTGCCAATCTCGGCCTGTGTATCTGCTACTTGGGATTGAAGCCTTCGCATACCGTTGGCAAGGCCGTCAGAAGTATTTGCAAAGTCACCGGCAGTCTTAGCGGTTTCTTGCATAAGCAAGCCAAATCGTGCTTGGACCTTTTCAGTAGCAGTTAGTTCTTTGCCAACTGCTGCGATACCGTTTTCTACTGCATAGGCTTTTACTTCTGTGTCAAGAAGGTTTACACCGAACTTTGCTAAAGGCTCTGTCTGCCCAGCAAGACCAGACCTAAACCTTTCGAGGGCTTCTGCTACACCACCCTTTAGGTTGTAAACCGAGGCAAAGTCAGCGGCTCTAGTTGTAAGTTCTTGAATGAACTTTGTTGTGTCCCCACCCTTGCCTACAATTCTTTCGGCAAATGATGAGAAGGCTACTGCTGCTTCATTGAACTCTGTTTTAGACAAGCCCAGGCTAGTGGCAGCGTTTTCTCCAAGGGCAAGTATGGATTTTGCTGATGAGCCAAATGCAACATTAACTGCGTTGACAGACTCGGAAAGGTTAGAGGCAGAGTTTACTGCTTTACCTAAAAATGCCCCTGCTGCTCCAATAGCAACACCAGCAACAGCAAAGTTTCTGCTTAGTGATCCAACTGAGTTCTGCAGGGTTGCAAAGCTGGCGTTGGCTTGCTTTAGGCCTTTAGGGTCAAAGCTGGTGAGGATGGGGATTCTAATTGCCATTAGCGAACCTTAAGTTTGTAGTTGATTTTCGCAGAGTATTTTTCAATAGTTTTCAGCATGTCAGCAGCTATGCCGTCAACCTTGCCAGCTAGGGCTGGGTAGATGTAGCGAGATGGGATGCCACCCAAGTTGTCGGTCATGCCCCTACCCTGTCCGGTGATTCGGTATTGGAAAGCTTGAGTTTGTCCACGCCTAACAACTTCCCTTGACCTGGTTGGCTTTTGTCTGCCTGAGCCACCTATGCGGCCTCGACCTTTGTATTCATAAGGCAAAGCAGGACCATGAGCCATAGTCTTTCTACCTGCCATGTCAGCTATTTCAAGACCTACTGCATCGCCAGGTGATTGAACCTGCAACCTGACAAGTGGGATTGTGGTGCTGTTTATAGCCCTGCCAAGTAGCAGTTGTGCACTAACCTTGGCACCAGCAAAGCGAGTGCGGCCATAGTGGTTCATCCCAGACAAAGGTGATGTTGTTGGCAGGTTTGACTTTATGGCTGAAACTGCTGGCTGTGCAATCTGTCTAATCTCTTTGCGAAGTTCTCTGATTGCTCCAGGTTCGACAGAATCCAGAAGTTGCAGCATCTCTTTGACACCTTCAACTCTTATTCTCTGGATTGGGGCAACCAACAAGACTCCTAGATCGGATAACTCTAACCATTCTACCCAAAAGAAAAACCCCCTTTTGGGGGGCTTATCTTTTAGGGCTTCGGCTTTGATTCTTGAAAATCAAATACCGGCTTATGGTCCAGAGCATCCGTTCATCGAGTTCTAACAACTCTCTGGGGCTTATGCCAGTTTCGACTGCCAGAGATGCTATGAACCAATGAGCTGATTGGTCACCTAGACCCTTTATGCTTTTGGGTCATCGGCGGCAGAAACGGATACAACTCCGTCAATCCACTCATCAAAGGTTTTAGCAGTTGCCTTGGTGCGTGTTTCACTTGCCCAAGCTAGGAAAAGCAGGTGAGTGATTTTGAGGTCTTTGTCTAGGTTGGCAATGGAGATGTTGAAGTTAGTTTCAAACTTCACCATGTCAGATGCTAAACAGGTGATCTCTTTGTTTTCACCAGGCTTGTCGCTGAACTCTACTTGTAGGTTTATTTTCATGCTCTTAGCTTACTATGCGGCTGAGGTTGCTCTGGTGACTTCACCAGATACAGGCCAGGTGACGCTTAGTGTAGCCAAATCTCCGGTAGCACCAGCGTAGGGCTGATACTGGGTGCACAACGCTACGAACTCGTACTGCGGATTTGTGGCTGAAACAGTGCCTGATGTTGGAGCAATCTTGACTGCAACTGTTGAACCCATAAGTGGGAACAATAGAGCGTCAACTGATCCAGCAGCAAAGTCCTGCATGAAGTCTAGGGATACTGATGCATCCCGAAGCCCGCCGATCCTTGTGCGATAGGTTTGCCCAAAGGCCGTAGTTTCGATTTCATCTGCAGTAATGTCTAGTGTCACTGAGTTGATGGATGAGGATAGGTTGGTTGTACCAACTGTAATTTTGTAGTCTTGGGCGTAAAACTTTGCCATTTATTTCTCCTAGTTTGCTATGACTGTGACTGTAAAGTCAGCAGCCAGGTATGTTGTGTCGCTGATGCTCAATGAACCAACTGAGTCCATTGACACTACTCGGCAGTCGTAGGCATTACCACCGAGAGTCTTATCTGATTCTACTGCACTTTTGACACTACTTGCCCCTGTGCTTATGTAGGCATCGAGCCGTCTTTGTGCTTCACGCTCGGCAGCTCTGCCAACGATGACTGTGACTGCAAAGTTATAGTTTGTAAGCCCCTTATCAAAGGCTCCGTCATAGGTGACTGACCTTAGACCGACAATGGCGATAGGTGGGTTGGGTAGATCAGGAACCTCAGCGGCTGTTCTAAGCCCTGGGATGGTTGCAAGATTAGCGGCTAGACCCTGCCTAATTAGGCTGATGCTCATTAGCCGAAGTTCCTCATGATCCTGTAAGGCATAAGTAGTTGCTCAACATCTGGGTCAAGGTAGCGACCAACTCGGATAGCTCCCATGTCGCCAAAGCCAGCAACACCTAGAGGTGAGTCAAGACGCTTGAAGATTCTGGATGACTGGATGATGCAAGCTTGCTTGACAGCAGTAGGGATAGATGCCCAGCCCCAAGTGCCGGTGATCTTGACAAGTGCCTGATAGTCAACTACTGGCCAAGAGTAATCGTTGATAGCTCTAATGCCTGTGTAAGGCGAGTAGAGTCCATCGGCTCTGCTGTTTACTGGCTCAAGCTGGTAGTCGGTGACTTTCCACTCTGTGTAAGTGTCGCCAATCTCATCGGTTGACTCAACCTTGGTGACGCTGATTGCATCGTCAATAATTAGGTTGATGGCATCGGTAGCGGCAAAGTTCCTAACTGCCGTACCTGCGTTAGAGAAGCTTCGAGCTGTGAAGCCGTCAATAAGCCTTGAGGCAGACTCGATAGCTGTTTCTAGCAAGCTATCATCCATGCCATCTTGGATGCGTAAAGCAGCCTTTACATCTAAAAGTGTGGCGTAGCCGTTTGTGATTGCCATGATTGTCCTATTCTACTGTCCGAAGGCGTATGCTTTTTAGGCTTCTGAGTGAGTCCAGAGGTGTGCTCTACTATTGAAAGTTTGCTCATCTTGGCTAACAGTAGTTGTGCCCTTTTGGTAAGTTGCGTCTTGTGTGGCTAATCCCCAGACCCAGTGTAAGTGCTCAATCTCTGACTCTAAACAAGGAGTCCACTGCCCTCTAAACTTTGCTGTAGCAACAGCCTCGGTGTCTGTATAGTTGTGAATGTAGCCTTCGTACAGGACTGCATCAGGGTCATCTATTGAACCCAGCTTGGCATACTCTCTAGTGATTAGGTAATGAGTTGCGTGGGTGCCTCTAAGCACATCAGGGTTGTGTAGATCGTTAGTGCCTACAAAGCCAAAGTCTTTGGCCAGCTCTAGTATCCGGTGTGACCAGCCCTGCTTGAATACCAAGTCATCTGCTGCCATAAGAATGTAAGGCTCTGTGGTTTCTTTTACTGCTGTGTTGATTGCCCCTGCATAAGATGCAGCTCTTTTGTTTATGACTTTATTAGTGCCAATGGCTTCGATAGCCTCAGCGGTAGCTGTGTCATGTTCCTCGATGATGAAGTAAGGCACTGCCTCTGGTGCTGTGTCTTTGAGGTTGGCAACTATCTCGGCAACTCTGTGGGGTCTGTTTAGTGTTGGTATTAGGACTGCAATCATGCTAAAACTCTATCCCAAAACTTAGTCTTGGAGCCAATGACAAGCTCTCTCAATACTTGTGGATCACGCCAATTAGGAACCGATGTAATGCCAGCCAGCTCGTTAGTGTGTACCTGGCAATCTGACAGGACTGCCTCGATGACAGCCCTCGGCTCGGCATCAAAGCCGTTTGGTAAAAATACAAAGTGTTCGGCTCGGCTCATGGTTTCTAGCACCTCGGCCCTTGGCTTGTCCGTCATCATCACTAGCGGTATGCCCTGTTGATCTGCCCAAACCTGAGCCTCAACTGGACCCTTCTGGGGGTGCATCCTTGCAGCCCACAAAGCAAAGGACTCTTTTGGCTTTTGAGTTATCTCTGTGATGTCTAGGGGTGCAGTGACCCAGGTGCTTGACTTAGGTGTTGTCCACTCAAGCTCTAACTCCAAGTGTCTAGGTGTCCGGCAGATAAGGGTTGAAGCAGAACTAAGCAACTCAGCTCTTTCCTCAGTTCTTGTTTGCAAGTGATGGACAGCAACAACAGGCTTTCGCCTAGCAAGCTGTGTCATGGCAAAAGGGCTTAGTAGGTCTGTGCCAGTTATGACTATCTTGTCAAACTCTAGGGCTTGCTTCCAGTTCTCTGGGGTAATGATTGTGTAATCAGTTGGAGCATCTGTTAGCAGGGTTTGGTCGGTCATCTCTGCCCCACCGATTAGCTTGCCGTCTGGGTCTGGTAGGTGGTGAGATAACCAGGCAATCACTTGAGTAGTTTCTTTAGCACCGGCATCCAGTTCTCTTGCCAGACTTTCTCGTGGTCATAATTCTGAGCAAACTCGACTGCCTTTTGTGACTTGACCTTGCCCTTGGCATAAGCCTGTTCTAATGCTTCTACTATCTCTGGCACCGAAGGGATTGTCCAGAATGAGTGCTGGGCTGGATCGTAGAGTGGCTGACCTGCTACTGCCCAACCATCCCCGACTAGCTCAGGACTGGCAGCAAACTTGCTTACAATAACTGGCACACCACAAGCTTGAGCCTCGACTGTTGGAATACCAAAGCCCTCGCCATAGCTTGTAGCGAGCATTACATCCCAGCTTGAGTAGATCCCTGCAAGCGTAGATTGTGGCATTCCGTAGCGGTAAGCAAGTGGGTCAGGGAAGGTCATGTTATCTACTGGGATGCCTAGCAACTGACCTAGTGCCATAAGGTTCCAGCCATGAGGTGAGCTTGCGTCTGCGTGAATGTAAAGCATTGCGTCTGGGTGCTTGCGACAAAACATTGCAAAGGCCATCATGTTCTCTGAATAGGCTTTGCGGTGCAAGATACCTGATGCCTTGTTAGCAGCGTTCATGCCAACTACAAAGCGACCATTCTCAAAGCCCATGTATTTGTCAACTGGCAAGCCGTCAATCTTGTCTGTGAACTTGAATACCTTGGTGTCAATGCTGTGAGGAATGTAGTGCCCCTCAACCCCTGCCTTGTTGATCTGCTCTAGTCCAAACTTGCTCATAGCAAGAGGCGTGACATTCTCTTTTTGTAGCCACTTCAAGACTCCTGGTGGAATTGGATTGTGGTCAACAGGTGTCCAGCTTGCAATAGGGATAGTGTCAAAGCCCTTAGCGTTTAGAACCCAGACATCGTAAAGGGTAATCATTAGATCAGGCTGGTCAGCGTTTAGGGCTTTCCAATGCTTGTGATGAGCTGGGGTCACATCGTTTGAGTAGGCTTCTGAGCCTCTGGCATAGATTGGAATCTCGCCGTACTCAGTGTGGTAGATCGTGTTGATGCCTTCATGTCCATAGTTAGACAGAGATGCAACATTGGCACCATCACGCTTTAGAAGTTTGACTAGTGCATCGGTAGCTTGGCCGTATCCGGTTGGCTGTCCTGGCGAGTTGCTAAAGACAGATACAGTGCCCTTTAGTTTTCTTTTGGTCTTGCTCATGTAGGTTTCTCCCTTTGTTGCCATAATCCTAGCAAAAGACAAGCCCCAAGCGAACCTACACGCTTGGGGCTTGTCAGCTTATTTAGCTAGGGCTAATTACTTACCCTGGTAGAAACCGATATGGCTAGAAATCGTCAATCCGCCATCGACACGCATCAAACCACGATAGGTTACGGTGTCATTTGCAAAAGCGTAATCGGTTGACTGATCGACTCTTACGCCGCCGGCAACTCTAATTTTGAAACTCGGTAAGTGCCCAAAAAGTACCGACTTAGCGGCGGTACCTACGGCTGCAACATTCGGGTTTTCGTACACTGGGTAGCCAAGCAAAGTTGCTGGCTGTCCAACAACTGCGTTGTCGGTCCAGATGTAAGCACCTGACTCATCCTTTAGCTTACGAGCGGCTGCAATACCGGTCTTGCTCATCTGGAAACCAAGTCCAGGTAGAACACGAGCACCATCAGCGATGCCGTAAACCAGGTCAATCAAGTCCTCGTATGAAGCAGCGAAGTTGGTAGCGGTTCCACGAACTACTGATCCAGCAGCAGCAGATAGCTTTGTGGTTAGAACATCGTTGACCTTTAGACCAAGTGAAGTTCCAAGCTGCTGTGCAATGTAGTTTGTAATGTTGAACCCTGCATCGCTCACTAGTTCTTGTGCGATTTGGCACAAAGCTCCGTATTTCTCAGCTCCTAGTGTGATTGAAGCAAAGGTTGGGTTGCTCTCAGAGATAGCTGAACCTGCTGCTACTGAACCAGATGTAGAGGTTGCAGTCACAGTTGGGATAACTAGGTTCTCACCAGAGGCTGTGTTGAATACCTCAGACACAGTTAGCATTGGGCCAACTAGCTGGGCGATTGCAAACACCTGGTCGTAGAAGCTCTGTCCAACAGTGTTCGAGCTTGGAACTAGAGTGCGGTTCTCACGAGCGAACTCGTGTCCACGAATCTCACCCATAGCGATTGAGCGAAGGATGTCAGCGTCAGAGTTTTCTGGTGCTGATGTTGATGGTGAGAACGAAGCTGCTGCCTCGGCTGCACGAGCCTCACGCTCAGAGATTGAGCGAGCGGTTGAGATAGCTGTGTCGGCTGAGTCAATGTCAGCTTCGATACGGGCAATCTTCTGGTTTTCTTCTGCTGATAGACCACGCTTTTCAGCCTCTGCGAAGTCTAGGACTTCTCTCGCCTGAGCGATGAGGTTGTTGCGAGCATCTATCTGTGACTTGATAAAGTCTGACATGATTCTCCTGTTAGTTAGTTGATTAGGGTTTCCTGCGGTGCTGACACTCAACAGACACAGCGGTGCTTACACTCAACTGCTACTCACAAGTTTATAGGCAGAAAAAAACCCCAGCTCAGGAAGGGGGCCGAGCTGGGGTAAAGAAACTAGTTAGCGAGTTTCTTTTGCGTCAACAACCCTAACTTCTTTGGCTGGATTGTTTGCGTTTGTGTTGTCTAGCTCCCAGACTGCCTGAGCAAAGTCATCGGCTAGATCTCTAATGATACCTGTTGATGGGTTGCCGGCTGCCTTTAGTAGGGCTGCTTTGATTTCATCTTTGGTTGCCATGATTAGATCCTTTTCAGTAGTAGGTCAAATTGCTTTTTCTTTAGGTCCAGCAAGTCAAGTCCGTTGTCAATAACTTCCTCAACACCTGGATTGGCTTTTAGCTTGTTGACTACCTCAGTAATCAAGTTTGCGTTTTCCTCATCTAGTTCCTCACCGGACTCTAGCTTTAGCAAAGCATCGGCAAGCTGGTCAGGGTTGATGGTTGGCTGTGAGCGTACCTGAGCTGTTGTTGCTTCATAGGCTGGGAAGCTCACGATTGACACCTCAAATAGTCTGACTGAATCTAGGGTGCGAGTCTGGCCATCTCTGCTCCAAGTGTCTTTGATTACATTGAAACCAAAGCTCATAGAATCGATTACCTTTGTGCGAAGAAGCTCGGCAACGTCTTTTCCTCGGCTGGTCTGTGGCAAAGTAGCTGTGACCTTTAGGCCTCGGTCATCCTCGACAAGTTGCATGGTGCCGCCTCTTAGTGAGGCAAGTGGCTCACCGCTGTCGTGGTTCCAAAGTAGCTTTACCTCATTGCGAGATTGTAGGGAACGCTTGAAAGCACCAGGGGCAACATACTCAATGAAGCCACCAAGGTCTTGTGATGGGCTGTTGAATACAGAGGCGTAGCCAGTAAAGGTCATGCCATCGCCCTCAGCCCTGACTTCAAACTCAACGCTGTTGGTTCTGACCTCTGGCTCTTGAGCCTTTGGGCCGTCAATCTTTAGGGCAATGGCTCTCGCCACATCTAGCCACTTGTTTTTACTGTCCATGCTGTTAGTTTCCTCTGCTCTGATTCTAGCAACAACTGAATCAGCGTAGTCCTTGGTGCGTTGTGCGGCTCTCTTAGATGGTCCTGATCCCCAAAGCAAATGAGCAACAACACCGGCTGATGGGTAGTTGTCAGAGTCTGGGTCTGCATCTGGGCTATCTAGGTCAACAAGGTGTCGAGCTATCCAAGCAGCAATCCTTATCCACTTGTCATCGCTGACTGTACCCTCTGCCATTGCTCTGGCTTCTCGAATAGTGCCAGGTGTGACACCATCGCCAGCCAGACCTTCCTCGTAATACTCAAGTCCACGCCGAGCTGCTGCTCTCATGTAAGCAGGGGCATCTTGGTTTACAGCTCTTACCTCACCCATGTCCTCATCCTCGTTAGGCTCCCAAGCGTTGCAATAGAAGCCACCATCAACAAAGTCATCCCAACGCTCACACCAGGCTTTGTCGCCAGCCTCGTTGATTTTTTCCTCGTTGAAAAAGAAACAGTTGCCACAGGCTCTGCCCTCTGGGACATTCTCGGCTAAGGCTGGTCTGTAGTTGTCGGGTAATTCTCTTAGCTCGCCACCAGGCTCAAGTTCCTCGGCAAGGGATAGTGCGATCATCTGGTCAATGGCTGACTGCTTAGAGTCTTGGCAAGATACGACTGAGCCATCCTCTTTGACTACTGCCCAGTCAGGGCAATCGGTGTTTTCCGAAATAAAATATGGAGCCATTAGGCAAGCCTCGCATTTACTGTTATGGTTCCACCGAGTGCGACAGCGGTTCCGTTTATTGTTATACCGCCAGCGTTTGCATCTATGCTGACTGTTTGAGTTCCTGAGTCATAAAGAATTGGTGAGGTAGCAGCGACTACTCCCGATGGGCCTG